GCCTCTTGCAGTCGTATCCACTTCGTGAAGTGGGCCGCGCTCCATTCCTTCTCCTTCAAGGTGTGGAACTCGCGGGCCACCTTCTCATACGTGGTGCCAGAGTTGACGCGGGCGGTGGCCTTCTCGATCTTGCGGCGCTGTACCGGGTCGCTTCCTTGGGACAACACTCTGCGGGCGTCGTCCCGGTTCAAGCGGGCTTCTTTGAGCTTGACGGCTGGGTAACTGCCAAGCGAAAGACGCTTTTCCTTGCCGTCGAATCGGTACTTCCAAAACCAGCGCTTTGCCCCTTGGGGCGTTACCTCCAAGTACAGCCCGCCCGCATCGCTCAGACGCAGGCGCGGTTTGTCATCGGGGCAGGTCGCAGCTTTGCAGGCAATCTCGGTGAGCATGGGGGAACAAAACTCCAGGAAAGGGGGCAAATTTGCCCTGTTCCCCCAGTTTGTACCCCCTAATGTTCTGCGCTGCAATGGCGGAACATGACAGCACCTGACGGCTCAAATTGCCCTAAGTGCTTGATTTGATTGGTTTTTTGACCGTTTATGACTGGTTATGAAAGTCATAAATGGAGCGGGTGAAGGGAATCGAACCCTCGTATGAAGCTTGGGAAGCTGCCGTTCTACCATTGAACTACACCCGCATTTCCTAACCCATTGATTTGCAACGGGTTGGCTCTGTAAGTTGTTGATTGTAATGCTGTTTCTGGCTCTCTATGGCTGATGCGTTTTGTACGCTTGCCTATCTAAACCCATGCCTGCATATACTCCAAGTGTAGTTTTGGTGTAGCTTTTGATTTGGGAAGCTACACCGGCCCTGCATTTGGTTCGACTTACAGGTGGGGAGTATATGGTTTTTGATTCGAGGGCTGCGAAAACTCTGCCGCCTGGGGCTGCTCTCGCGGTGGCAGATTGCCCGGGGCTGCGCTTGCTGGCCACCAAGTCGGGCAAGACGTGGACGTATCGCTACCGGGGGCCGGATGAGCGCTTGAAGCAGGTTGCGATTGGCCGGTGGCCTGAGTTGACGCTGGCGGATGCCATTGCAAAGTGGCACGAGCTTCGCGGCTTGAAGGCGCAAGGTGTTGACCCGGTGGCGCGTAAAAAGGCGCTGCGGGCTGCGGCAAAAGCTACACCTGCGCCCCCCAAAAGCTACACCGTGGCGCTGCTGGTGGGCGACTACATCAAGGGGCAGCTGGAGGTGAACCGGGCGAAGGATGGCGCCACGGCTGCGCGCAGAGCCCTGGAGCGCATGCTGGCGGCTGAGCCTGAGCTGGCCGCCACGGATGCCAACAAGGTGACGCGGGCGCAGTGCTTTGATGTGCTGGACGCCCGCAAGGCCACGCCCATGGCCACTGCAAAGCTGCGTTCGATGCTCGGGTCTGCGTGGGAGTTTGCGCTGGATGCCGGGCGGCTGGATGGCAACACACCGAACTGGTGGCGCCAGCTCATGCAGGGCAAGCTGAAAAGCAAGGGAAAGGTGATGGGGGGTAAGCACGTAGGCCAGAGCAGGCGCGCGCTGCGCAATGAAGAGATTGCGGCGCTGCTGGGCTGGCTGGGCAACATGCACCAGATCGGGCGCGATGCCGTGGTGATGTACCTGTGGACGTGTGCGCGGGGGAGTGAGATTTTCGCCATGCGGCCTGAGCATGTGGCGAAAGAGGGCGCCGTGCTGTGGTGGACGGTGCCCAAAGAGCTAACCAAGAATGCGAGGTTTGCCGAGGCTGTTGATTTGCGCGTGCCGCTGTTTGGGCAGGCGCGCCTGGTGGTGGAGCGCCGCCTGGCTTCGGTGGGGCGGTCGGGCTTTTTGTTTGAAAACGGCAAGGGCGAGCAGTACACCCAGCATGCATTCAGCACCTACATCTACGACCTGCAGCCCTACAGCCCGAAGGCAAAGCGCCGGGGCAGCCAGGCCACGGAAATGCCGGTGACGAATTGGACGCCCCACAACCTGCGCCGCACGGGCCGCACGCTGCTGGCAGCGCTGGGCTGCCCGCGCGAGATTGCCGAGGCGGTGGTGGGGCACATGCCACCGGCAATAGAGGCCACTTACAACGTGCACACCTATGACGCTGAGCGCGTGGAGTGGTTGCAGCGCCTGGATGCTCATCTGGCTTCGCTGGCGTCTGTTGGCGCACCAGCGCGGCCGTAGCCCGAGCCACGGGCGGGCAGCAGGTCAGACACGGGGCGCTCTCTGCCCCATTGCTCCAAGTCTTCCACCAGCCAGGCGCAGCGGTTGGCAGACAGCTTGCGGGGTTTGGGCGCGGCACCCTTAGCCACCAGCTTTTCCAGCAGCGATGATGAGATGGACAGATAGGCGGCTGCGCTCTCGCGGTCAAGGTACAGGGGCTTGAGCGTGATGATGGGGGCGGGCGTGTTCATTGTTGTTGTCCTTTCGCGCTGAGCGCATAAACGTAGTTGCCGTGGCTGTCGATGCCGTGGGGGCGCAGGGTTCCGTCGCTGGCCAGCTTGCGGGCGGCGGCTTGGTCTGCGGGCAGCTGCGTGCTGTTTTTGAGGATGAAGAAGCGGTGGCTGCGGCCGCCCAGCTTGAGGCAGGCGCCACTGCGCAGGGTTGCCAGGATTTGTGCGGCGGGGCTAGTCATAGGGTGTGCTGCTCCTGGTGGGTGGGGTGCACCCCGATGGCGACACCACTGCGCAGCCCAATGCACTGCGACACTTGCACCTGGGCGGCGTGCATCTCAGGGCGGCTCAGGTAGCCCTCGCCGTAGGCCACGCACTGCGAGGGGCTGTCGAGTAGTACGCGCTCCACGGTGGCGCCGCTGGTTGTGAAGGCGATCAGAACGAAGACCCAGGTCATGCCTTGCTCCCCTGTGCGGCTAGGGCTGCGTCGATAGCGGCGCGGAATTCAGCACCGCTTGACGTGTCTGAAAGCTCCCCAACCACATAGCGCAGTGCATCGCCCGGAAGCTTCCAAAGCAACCAGTTCAGTCTCTCGGTGTCATCACTCAGCGGCGCAGGCGCTGGCTGGGGTGCTGTGCGCTGCATGGCGACAAATGCGCCGTCAAGAAATGCGCCAGCAAATTTGCGCGCCATGTTTTGGCATTCAACTTCGCTCCCTAGATAGAGCTGCTGCGTTCCAGAGCCTGCGACAACGGCCCATCTATGGAACATGCTTTCATGTGAAGGCACCACTTTGTATCTGCCGGTAGCCATGCGCTCGATTGATTCGGGAATTTCTCCCGGCTCCTGCGCCTCCTGCTGGGGTGCTGCCAACACAGGCGCAATCGCTGATGTCAATGTGGTACTGCCGTTGCCTATGTGCGCGATTGTTCCTACCCGCCTTGCTGGCGCTGCCTTGGGGGCGGCTTGCTGGGGTGCTTGTGCCGTCTGGGGCGAGACGGCGGATGCCACGGCTGAGTTGCCAATTTCCGCGCAGATTCTGCGCCAGTTGTGGCATGCGCGGTCAATCAACTCGCGCCTGTCACGGCTATCGTTCGGCAACTGGAGGATGTATGTGTGTTCATAGCCGCCGGTGAGCATGCGCCACAGGGTGTTGGAGATGGGTGGCTGGGACGCTGCACCATCGACCAGCACCGACTCCATGGCTTGCTGCTCTGCTGGGGGTGTGGGGGATGCTGCGAGCATTGCGTGCCAGATCGCCCGGATTTGCGATGTGTTCAGGATGATCGTGCCGCCATCATCGTCGTAGGGGAGTGCGATCTTTTGAGCTGCGCGGTACATCTCGTTTGTCGGTTCATGCAGCACGGCTGGCGCCGCGCTGAGTGCCTGCACCCCGCCTGCGCCCACGGCTGCCTCCCAATCCTCCAGCGCCTGGGCTGCGGCCATGTGTTCGTCGTAGGCGGCCTTGGCGTCTGTCTCGTTCTCCCAGCCTTCGCTGTTGTTGTAGGCGTGCGCCTGGCGCAGTTCCTCGGCAGCTTCGCGCAGCAGGCGGGCGGCGTGGGTGATGGGGTCTTGTTTATCGGTCATGGGTAATTTCAGATAAAAACGCCCCCAGCGCTGGCAATGCAAGCGCGAGAAGCTATGAATTTGATAGCGTCACGCGGCCCGGCGTTGGGTGGCGTGTTGCTCGGCGTAGTTGGCTGCCACGATGGCGCGGGCCAGTGGTGGGCAGACGCTGTTGCCGCACATGCGTACCTGAGCGGTTTTGGTGATGGGCTCACCGGCGGCGCCTTTGTCGATGGCGTATGACTCCGGGAAGCCCTGCGCCCGGTACAGCTCACGCGGGGTGAGCATGCGCAGGCCTATGTCGGCAATCTGGTATGCCTGGCCGCGCACGGTGACCAGCCCAAAGCGGTCTTTGGTGGTGATCGTGTGCAGCGGCTCGCGCATGGCGGGGTCTTGGTCGGTGCCGTAATACTTGACCAGAAAGGCCTGCACCAGCCCTGCGGTGGCGCCGCTGGCGGTGACTGTGTTCAGGGGTTGGGCCACATCGCGCACGCCGTGGCTGAATCGCTTGGTTCCGTCTTTGCCTTCACCGTGGCCCATGTGCACTAGGTTTGCAGATACCAGGCTGTGATGGTCCACCGTGGTGACGGTGCCCATGGGGTCTGCCATGTCGCTGCCCACCACCCCGGTGTAGTGCTTGGCCAAGAATGCCGACACCAGCGCGTGCTTTTGGCCGGATACGACCGTGCCCAGGGGCTTGTCTAGGCCGGGCACTCGGGGTGCCTGGCCGGGGCGTTCGCCGTAGCCGGTTTGGATCAGGGTGGGGATATGGGCGCGGGGTGCGCTTGCGTCTGCTGTCGTTCCTTGTGGCGCTGATATTCGGCATGGAAGTTCTGCAGCGCCTTGCATGCCTCGGCGGTCGTTGTCCCAAACGTGTTCACCATTGCGCTGACCTGGGTGAGGGCTTGGGCCACTGGGGTGGCGTAGGGTGCAGGGTCGGGTAGGTTCATGCTGTGCCTCTGCTGGAAATGGTGCCACAAACGGCTGGGCGGCCTGGTACACGTACCGCACGATGCCCTTGGCGATGCGCCTGCAGGTGGCCTCGGCCAGCGGGCGGGCGCGGTTGAAGATGGATGGGGCGGGGATGCTCCAGTCGATGCAGTCTGCCGCGGTGCGCCATGGCTTCAGGCCTGGGGGTACCTTGCCCTTTGCGTCTGGCTGGGCGTGGGTGGGGCTGGGCCATGTGATGGGCTGGCCGTCGCGCCGGGCCACCAGAAACAGGCGCTTGCGGATGGTGGGCGCGCCGTAGTCGCAGGCGCGCAGCTCGCGCCACTCCACCGCGTAGCCCAGGTTGCGCAGCTGGGCCGCCCACAGTGCAAAGGTCTTGCCCTTACGCTGGGGGCATGGGCGGCCATCGGCTGCCAGCGGGCCCCAGGTCTGAAACTCTTCCACGTTCTCCAGGCAGATGACGCGAGGCTGCACTGCCTTGGCCCATTTGATGACGACCCAGGCCAGGCTGCGAATCTTCTTGCTGACGGGTTTGCCGCCCTTGGCTTTGGAGAAGTGCTTGCAGTCGGGCGAAGCCCACAGCAGGCCCACGGGTTGGCCATCGGTGACGGTGAGGGGGTCTACCTCGAAAACGTCGCTGCAAAAGTGGCGCGTTTGCGGGTGGTTGGCGGTGTGCAGGCTGATGGCTTCGCGGTCGTGGTTCACGGCTACGTCAACGTGGCGGCCAATGGCTTGCTCAATGCCGGTGCTGGCGCCGCCGCCACCGGCAAACAGATCCACCACCAGTTCGTGGTGCACGGGGAGTAGGAATTGATTGCCAAGCATGGGATGCCTTTCGGGGGGGGCGTAAAAAAGCCCGCTGGGGGCGGGCTGGTCGTCAGGCGGGGACTGCTGCTTTCGCCTTGTCGTACTGCTTGATGCCCCAGGCAAGAGCAAAACAGCACCAAGTGAATCTGTGCGTGTAGTCCTCCAATCGGTGATCCCAGAAGTCTTGGAAGTGGCATTTCTTGCCCCCCACAGAAGCCTCAAACTCACTCGCCATACGTATTGCGTCGTGAGTGGTTTCGGGCCGTTCACCAAAGATTCCCCCACCAAGAAGTTCATCCTCAACCTGTTCACGCAGATCGCGGCGCTCCTGCGCATTGGTGCACCTGTGGCGCATCCAATCAACCAGCGTCTGTTTCACTACCCGTGAGTACATTTCCCAACTGAACTCTGTGGCAGCCGCAGCGCGTCGATTGCCATCAACGGCCACCAGCTTTTCAGACCAGTAGCCCCGGTTGATGTACAGCTTTGCGTCGTCCCGCCGATCAGTGCGGAAGAACTCAAACATATCGGCCAGGCGTGTGAACACATAGGTGCCCATGTCTCCGCAGTAGCAGAGATAGCCCGGCCAAGTGATCAGGTCGAAGTGCATGCACATCGTTCCGGGCTCCTTGAAGCGGATGTGGCGATAGATGCCGTCATCGCGCAGTACCAGCATTTCATGCTTTTCAACGTCACGCAGGAACTCTGCTTCTTGCAATCCAGTCATCGTTTTGCTCCAAAGAAACGGCCCGCTCGGCGGGCTTTGTTGATCTGTTTTGAGGTGGCTCAGGCCGCTGCGCGCTGCTGCAGCATTCGTTCCGCATGGTCTGTGGTGAAGTTGCCCGCCAGCAGGATCTGGTCAAGCTCCAGCGCGCCGGCTGCCAGGCTGAATTCGTGCAGGCTGGGCATCAGGCGGTCTATGGCGCTGAGTCCTGCCAGGATGGCGGCGCGCTGGGTTTCCAGTGCTGCAGGGCTGGCTGCAATGTCTGACAGTGCATTGGCGGTGCCGCGCAGTATGTTGGCCTCGGGCGTGCGATGCAGGCCGTGCACGTTAGTGGCGTAGGCCACGGTGTAGAGCAGGCGGCCCATGCGGTCTGCGATGTGCGAGGCGTCGTTGCCTGTGAAGGCGTGCAGGCTGGCGTTGGTGCGCAGGCTGTGCACTTCTCGCATGATGCGATTGCGAACCAGGGCCTGGGCTACCAGGCTGTGGGTGATGTTGCGCTCGTTCTCTCGTTGCGGGGTGCTGCGCGTACCTCGGCGGGCGATGCGCTCGGCCTGGCGGCGTTGTTCACGGTTCATTGCGTGACCTTTTCCACCCGGCCATCGGGGTAGTACAAGCGCCCGCCCACACGGCTGGGCAGGGCGAGGGCTGCAAAGCGGGCATCGGGCAGGCCGGGGTTGCGGTGCAGTTCGCGGCCTTGGTAGTCGCCTGGGCCTGGGCCGGTGGCTCTGGGCGTGGCGGGCGGGTTGTGGCTGCGCAGGCGCTGCAGCACGGTGGTGTGGCGGGTGGTCATGCTTCGGCGGGCTCCATGTCAGGCGGAAGGGTGCAGCGGGCGCTCAGCTCGGCGTAGCGCTGCAGGAAGGCGTCGCGGTGGTGGCGCCAGGTCATTGCGGTGCGCACGGGGCTGTGCAGGTCGATGCTTTGCAGGGGCAATACCTCGGCACCGGGCGTGTCGATGAGGGGCCAGTGCAGGTTTTTTTCGGGGTCGTGGCGCATGAGGTCGCGGCGCTCGGTGGCCAGGGCCTGCAGGTCTGCGGCGTGCACGCATTTGCGGTAGGCGGCGTGGGCTGTGCGCAGGTGAAAGGCTTCGCGCACGCGGTGGGCCAGTGCGTTTTCAAACTGCAGCCAGGCCGCGCCCAGCACGGTTTTGGTGGGGCTGGCAACGTCGCCGCAATAGGCTTCGTGCGCGTCGTGCAGCAGTGCCAGCAGCTGGGCGTGGGCGTTGAGGCCTTTGGCGCGCACTATGTCGCATACCAGCATGCTGTGCTCGGCCACGCTGTAGGGGCGGGCGGCGTGGCCGGTGTAGCGGTTGATTTGCGCCAGGGCGTGGGCAATGTCCTCGATGCGCGGGGCGGCATTGGGCATGACGGTGGGCAGGCCAGACAGGGGGAAGTCGCGGCCGGTGGCGGTGAGGATCCAGTGGGTGGTGGTCATGCGGTGACGTCCTTGCGCTTGACGACGACATTGATGGGCGGCAGCTCTACTGGCTCTGGCATTGGTGGGTACTCCACCAGCAGGCCTGCGTGTTTGAGCAGTGGGATAACCAGGCGGCCGGCCTCGGTGAGGCGCGCCGTGGTGCTGAACTGGTCGCCGTTCTTTTCTTGGACGCGCTCCACAAGCCCCTTGCGGGCCAGCGCGTCAAACGTGGTGATTAGCATCCAGCTGTCGCCAAACTGGTGAAGCTGACTCAGCATTTCGATCTGGCGGCGGGAAATCGTGAGTGCAAAAGCTGTGCTGGTCACGTAGTCGCGGAATGTGTTGCTCATGCTGTCCTCGGTGTGAATGGGGGTTGCCGTTCCTCGGATTGGGTGCTTCGTCTTTGCTGACCCACCTTGTGACCTACTGCAGCGCGGAAATGTCTTGCGGGCACGCTGGGGCGGCATCCGGGGCTTGTTCCCAAGTGGCTTGGCTCGGGTGAAAGGTGGTCAGCCCCGCTTGTGTTTCTGGCTGGCGTCTTGGGGCAGGGCCAGCAGGTAGACGGCTTTGAAGTGCACGCCTGCCTCGCTGCTGAATGGGTAGCGGCAGGCGTCTGCCATGGCGGTGCCGTTTTGCGCGGCTTCGCGGGCTTCGGCCTCCACGGTGGTTTTGTCCACCTGTTTGTGGCCCAGGCGGCTGTTGTATACGGTGAGTAGCTGGCTCATGCGGTGGCCGCCTCGGTGTTGGGATGTGGCGCGGGGGTGCGCCGGGGCAGCAGCTGCAGGCGCACTACGCGGCCGCGCAGCTCTGCCATGGGTGGGTAGGTCTGCGGGCCGGGGTGGGCGCGCAGGCGGGCCAGTTCTGCGTGCAGCGGGGTGCCTGGGGTGAGGTCGCCCTGGTGGGCTTCCCAAAATGCTTTTGCCTCGGGGCCAGACCAGCGCACTCGGTAGGCTTCTTTTTCGTCGCGGCCGGTGGCTGGGTTGCGCCCCATGTTGTCCACCAGCGCCAGCTCCAGGCGAAAGCTGCCGTCTGCGCCTTTGGCAACGATGGGGCGGGTTTTGCTCATGAAGAGGGTGCCGGTGTGTTGCATGGGGCCTCCGCTTGGGGTGATTAGTCGGCGGTTTCCAGCGCGTCTTCTGACCACCATGCTTCGGTCGCTCGGCCGTCGTTGGCCGCGTAGCGAACAAAGTAGGAGTTGCTGCTGTTGACGTACTCGGCGCGGCCCACTACGACGCCTTCCTCGCCGCTGGCGGTGATGACGACTGGTTGGCCTAGGTCGAACTTAAAACTGCGCATGGTTTTCTCCGGTAAGGTGAAAGGTGTTCAAAATTGATAGCTGGTATCGCTTGCCTGTTAAGGCTTGCCGATCAATACCGTGTAGCCGCTCTTTTCGCGCACTTCCTGCACGTAGCCGGTGAAGGCGTCTTCCACCGCGCGCTCGGGGCGCTCCAGCTCGTACCAGAACTTCACGGAGCCGCTGTGGAGGCGGTACTTGAGGCGGGCGGTGAGCTTGTAGCCTTCGCCGTTTTTGAAGATGCGCAGGCCCAGGTTGAACGCCTGCGGGATCTTGAGCGCGCCGTCTGCCCCGGCCTTGGCGTCAATCACTTCGTTGTAGGTAAGTTGCGCCTGGCCGTCTTGCAGGCGTTTGGCGCTGCTGAAGTTGATGCCGGTGGTGGCCTGGATGGTGGTGGCCACGGCCAGCAGGGTCTGCGCCTGGTCGGGGTGCAGGTCTTGCAGGTTGTCTTCGATGAATTCGGCAAACTCGGTTTGGCCCATGGGCTTGGCGTTTTGCTCGAGCCACTTTTTGAATTCAGGCGTGAAGGCTGCGGCGAAGTGCGCGCGGTGGTCGCGCCAGCCGGGCGCAAGGGTGCTGCGCTGGTCGTTGAACACGGCAGTGATGGTGCGGGCGTCGGGGTCGGCGTAGATGTAGCCGCGCTCTTGGGCCACTTGGTCTGCGCAGTAGGCCAGCAGGCTGGGCACGTCGCCCAGCGTGACGGTGCCCTGGGCGCGCGCGCGGTGGGGTTGCGCGGCCTCGATGGTGCTGGTCAGGTCGTGGACGCGGTAGCCCTCGGGCAGGGTGACCAGTGTGGCGTTGTCGATCTTGCGTGGCGCCAGTGTGGCGGCCACGTTGGCGGCCAGCTTTTCGGCAATGGTCAGCGCTTCGGGGGCGTCTTCAAACGCGCTGATGCCGAGGGTGTTGGTGGTTTCTTCCATGGTGCTCAGGCCTCCTTGAATTGAGCGGGTGGGGTGGTGCTGGTGACTTCGCGCAGCTCCAGCGTTTGCTGCTTGGGGTGGTTGCGAGTGGTTTCGCCGTCTTCCGTCAGATAGAAGAAGTCGGTGGGGGTCTCGGGCTTGGGCAGTGCCAGGGTGCGATCAACGGTGAGGTTGATGCGGTCGATATCGCCGCCGCTGGTGTTGCGCACGGCGGGCGCCACCTTGAGGGTGATGGTCAATTTGCCCGCGCGGCCCGTGGTCTGCACGGTGCGCAGCAGGTCGGCCATGTCTTGGGTGAGGGCGGCGTGGGTGCTGCCTTCGTTGATTTCGTTGAGCAGGTGCGCAAAGGATTTCATGGTTTCCCTTCGTGGTTTTCAAAATTGATAGCTGCCCGCGCTTGCGCATCAAGCGATTGCGCAGGCTTTGATGGCGAAAAGCAGAACCACCGCCACCGCCGCAATGGCGATGCACATCAAGACAATCTCGATGCGGGTGGCGGGTTCGTCGTGCAGCGGGTCTGCATCGGGCGCGGGCAGTTCGCAGGCCTGCGGGCAGGGGCAGGCGGCGCGGCCCTGCTGGCAGAGCTGGGCGGTGCAGCCGTAGCGCACTGGTGCGGGCACCGGGTGCGGCCGGGTGTGGCTGGTGGGCTTGCTCATCGCAGCCACCCCAGCAGCACGGCTGTGGCCATGCCCAGGGCAAAGCCGATGACCTTGCCCTGCCACCAGCCCACCGTCCAGGCGGCCTGGGCTTCTTGGGATTGGGGCAGGGACGTGGGTTTGTGCAGTGGCCCGGCTCTCATGGCAGCCTTCGGGCGCTGGCGGCGTGCACGCCGTGCAGCTCCATCGCGTCCATGATGGCCATGCCAGCGCTCGCGGCCATGGCGATGTACTGCAGGCCGGCGCAGGTGACGAGGTAGGGGTACAGGGTGGGGGTCATGCCAGCACCTTCTCAGCCGCCTCTGCGCTTTGGCGTTGGTTGGCCTTGGCGATGGCCGCGTTGGCTTTTGCAATGAGCTCTTCGGTCAATGCCAGGCCTGCGCCATCCCATTGCACGATCAGCTGCAGCGCCTGCAACAGATCGGGTGCTGCAGCAATGACTGCGCGGCAGGCATCGAGCTCCAGAATGGTCTTGCGCCAGTCGCTGCCCAGGAAGCCGAAGCCGCCATCGGCGTCAAGGATGCTGTGGACGCTGCTGGTGTTGGGGTCGGGGTTGCTGGGGCGCAGTGTGTTGCCGTCCCATTCCCATGGGCCGGGTGTGTGGGCGGTGCTCATGCTGCAACTCCCTCCACGCGCTCGGCGCGCAAAACGGGTTGGCCGGTGACGTGGTGGGCGGCGCGCTCTGCCGTTTGGCAGCAGGGCGCTTTGACGCGGATGGTGGGCAGCAGGCGTTTGTCGGCCAGGGTTTCCACATCGCTGGCGTCGGTGCCGGGCGGGATGAGGGTGGCGCGGTAGCTGCGCAGGGGCTTGATTTGCATGGCTCTCCTTTGCGTGGGCGTAAAAAAGCCCACTCGCGGTGGGCTTGGCTGTGATGGGTGGGCTACTTGCTGGGGATTCCCGCACCGTCCAAAGTTAGGGAGTGCTTTCGCCCGTAAGGGGTGATGGCGGTCAGGGCCGCACTGGTTTTTTCATAGCAGCCGTCTGGCCCCTGGTGGGGTACGGCCTAGGACCCGGTCGGCGCCGGTTCGCTTCCAACATGCCGCGCATCTGCTGCGCATTCGCCATCATCGAATCGGGCTGGGCTTGATTCCAGCTGGGGCGCGTCCCCGTTCGGGCTTCTGTCGGCAGGCGGTTGCGGCTTCCGGTTGCCACGCCGGTTATGTTTGCTCGCCCACTCGATCCACTTGTACCTATCGTTTCCTTCAACGACGCCGATTCGATGATGGCACCGGCGTTGTGCCGGGTGCATCTGCCCGCATTTCTGACCGCCATCTGTCACCTGGCGGCATGCGGCCCACGTTTTGGCGTGGAGCGCTGGGCAGGGAGCGGCGCACTCGGTTGCGCGCGGCTGTGGCCAGCGGTGGCACGTTGCTTGTGTTGGCTGTGCCGCCTCACCCGGTTCTCTCGCCACCGGGCCGCGCCCACTACCCATTGAAGGGCTGCCAACCGTCAAGCGTTACTTGACTGTTGATCCGCGGGCTTAGCTGTTTTAAGGGGCTGTCGGTGCAGCGATCTGGTCACCTGGCGCGGCTTTTGGGCTGCGTTAGGTGAATTACACAGCATGTGAATATTGCTTGTCAACAATATGTGAATGTGTTTGTGGAAATTTCACGCAGTACGTGGCTCTGGGGCGTAAAAAAGCCCGCTTGTGGCGGGCCGTCTCGAGTGGGGGAGTTTGTTACTCAATGATTTTTGCGGGCGACATTGGGGGTTGGCTTGTTCTGCAGTATGTGTGCTAGGTAGTCGGACACGAACTGGCGACGGTCGCGTTTAAAGGCTGCCAGCGCCGCTTGGGTCGATGCTAGGCTCGCTTTCAGTTCCTCGATTTCTCGATCAAGGTGTCCCAGGTGGCGGCGGGTCTTTTCTAGCTCTTCATCCGGCGGGGCGTTGGCGCCTGCTTCTTCAAGATCGGCGAGGTCTTCTTTAATCTCGCCGCGGTAGTCAATTTTGTTATGCAGTTCTTCCTTTAGGAATTCGATGTTGCTGCGCAGCTCGTCTACGTGCTCCTGCATTTCGGCGCGGAATTCGGTCACCAACTCCTTGTTAAAACTGCTTTTGGGGCGGCTTTTTGCGAGTGCTGCGGCCAATGTGTTGCAGGCGTCTTTTTGATTGGTGATTGGCTCGCCAGGCGGGGGGATGGCTAATTTATTGAGTGGTTGCGATTTGCGATCGTGTCGCCTCAGCAGATACCAGGTGGCGCATATCGCAAGTAATATAAATAGCAATTCCATATGGTTCTCCCCCTCTGAATGGCTCGATCACCTGCTGGCGCGGCAGGTTCTGATGTCCGTGGCGGTTTTCAGTTTGTGATCCTGTTTGGTGATCCACTGCATGTTTGCGGGGTGGTCCCTGCCGCCAGCGCAAAGTGGCGTTATGTGGTCGACGTGCCAGCCTGGGCACGCACCACGTTTATTTCCTGTTGCTGGGCAGGCGTGTTCCGCACGAAATGCCCTAACTTGCTTTCGATCGCGTTCTACTTTTGCCAGCGCTGTGGTCGCCAACAGGGCTGCTAAAACAAAGGCTGCAAGCCTTTTCATCTGGCGCGCCTGTATTTCCTGTGCTCCACCATGGTGCCAACGATGTTGATGGGCTGTACATCTGAGCGCAGCGTGGGGTAGTCGTCGTTCAGCGGTACGAGCTCGAAAATCACGTTGCCGCGTGCGTCGATGCCGCGTGGGCGGTACTTTTTGAACGTGGCCTCTTGTTCTCCGTTCTTGGCGGCGACGAAGTCGCCGGGCTGGGGTGTGACCTCTGGGTCAATGATGACCCGATCCCCATCTTTGAATTCGGGCTCCATGCTGTTGCCGCGAATGTCCAGGGCGAATGAGCCATCCGACAGATCGATGTCCGTCAAAAGCCAGTCGCCTGCGTCCCCTGGTTGAAAGCTATCCACGATTTCCGCCCACATCCCGGCCTGGATGCTAGTGATAACGGGGACGCGCTTGGTGCCCATTGGCGCTGGGCTCACGTTGGGCGCGCCAGAGAACAGTGAATCCACCGAGATGCCGAGTGCTAGCGCCACATCCAGGTGTCGTTCCGCAGGCATTCCGCGTTTTTTCCAGTTTGAGACATCGGCAGAGGTGGCGCCCACAAGCGTGCCGAAGGCGGTCTGCGTGAGGCCTTTTTCTTTAGCGAGGCGCAGAGCAATGTCTATTGGGCGGTTCATAAATTGAGCTTAAACAAAATGTGAGTACGCTGCTTCACGGCGTGTTGACACATTTATTCACGGCGTGTGAAAATGCTGGCATGAAGACACTCAAACAGGCGGTTGATGAAATAAGCCTCAAGGTCGCGGCCGATCTGCTTGCGATCACGCCGCAGCGTCTGAGTAATTGGATGGAGCGCGGGGTCCCTGTTGAGCTGTGCGCTGTTGTAGATAGCAAGTTGGGTGTTTCGCGCAAGGTGCTGCGGCCCGATGACTGGTTTCTGATCTGGCCCGAAATGGATGGCGCGCAGGCCATTGTGGATGCACAACAAATTCAGCCCCAAGCGCCCACCAGTCAAGCGCTGGCAGCTACTGAAAACGTAGCGGTGGAGGTGGCCTGATGTCACGGCTTCTGTTCCCTCAGCTTCAACGTCGCCTGCTCTCGGAGGGCTCGCAGCAGGCTCAGGCGCATTTCGTTCAGCAGGCGTGTGGCCCCCTCGTCGGTGGCGGTCACATCGCGTCGTGGCCCGAAGAACTGGCGGGCTTTGCTGGCCAGGCTGCTGGCATTGCGGCTGATGTATGGGTCGCTGTTGGCGGTCATCTCGCTGCACAGCTTTTCAATTTCTCTGAGGCGTTGCACGTCGATCCCTGCAGTAGCGTGTTTCAGCGTGGACTCGATATGGCTGCAGTTCGCAAGGACTTTTTCTAATGAATTCATATGCACATGCCCCCCATTGCGTGAGGGTGGTTGAGGTTGTCTTGGTGGACTGTGAGCGGGGCGAGGGCGACCGCAAGCGGTCTGTGCTTCAGGTCTGGGCCAAGGATGGCGTGCTGCTCGCGGAGCACGACCGCATTCACCACGACCCCGAATACGCAGCGTACTTTTTGCGCGATCACATCGATGCCGGCTGGCTGGAGGTGATGGCTCAAGCCCAAGCGCCCGCCAGTCAAGCGCTGGCAGCTACTGAAAACGTAGCGGTGGAGGTGGCCCATGTCTGAGCTTTCAACCAGCGCGACTACCGTCATGGCGAGGGTCGTGATTGACTTTGGCGCGAATGGCGAGGTTTTCATGCGCAGCGAATTCCTGGGGCGCAAAGACAGCTTGCACCTGCCGTTTCCCCACCGTGAACTGATGCCCAGGGTTGAAAAGCTGGCGCACCAGCTGCGCGTAGAGATGGTGGCTGAGCTGCGCGCGCAGCTGGCGGCCAATGAGGCCGCTGTGACTAGCCGGGGATGACTTTGTACAACTCGTTGAATTCGACTTGCACGACGCGTGGCCCGGCGACGGGACCGCGTTCGTTGAGTTGCAAAAAGCTCAAGTCCCCGTTGCCGAAGGTGATCTGGTCGTCGTCTTTCAGACTGGCCAGCAGATCCTGGAAATGCAGTTTGAACTCTGCGCCGCTCAGGTATTTGGTTTCGCTCATGTCTGCCCCTTTTGTTGGCATGGTTGGTGGTACTTCCATTGTCCAGCGAAAGAGGGCGGGCGCCCGTCAGGTGCGAGTAGCTACCGAAGGCGTAGCGGTGGAGGTGGCCGCATGAAAGCCTTGTCCATCGTGGTGGCGTGCAGTGTGGCGCCCCTTTTGGAGGACTTGGAACTACTTGCCCAAGCGGCTGAGACTTCGCTTGGTGTCCGTCAGCGCCTTCTCGATTTTCTGGATAGCGGCGCGGAGCTCGTTCGCATTGACCTTGAAGCTCTGCCGACAGGCGTTGCAGGTGAGGTTCGGATTCAGTTTGAGCTTGCCGATGGTCTGCGATGCCTTGCGGCTGCAGTGAGGGCAGGGGATTTCGATGCTGTGGCTGTCGAATAGGTTCATGGGTGCCCCTCTCGAAAGATGGTTTGAAGTGAGAAGCACATTGTCTTTCGTTTGTGGGTGCCCGCCCTTTGTTGTGGCTCATGGCGTTCATTGCGTCAGCACGCTGCGCTGCAGCGCGTCCAGCGCGTTCAGCTCGCCCGGTGTGGCGGCTTGGTGCATGCGCATGTGTTTGCGGGCTATGTCCATCCATCGCCCCAGCGCCTGGGCGCTGAACTGGGGTTCGCATTCCAGCACCAGCACGAGCTGCTGGAGCATGGTTTCCAGCGCAAACAGGCGCTGTTCTGTCGTTGGCACTGTGGTGGCCTCTGTGTTGGGGTTTGCCATGGCTGCTGCTCCGTTGGTTTGCATCGCTCGCACCTGTTTGGCCCTGCGGCCTGGGTGCCTCCTCACCCCCAAGACAAAGGGCCGCAGCGATATGGCGCTGTGTTCCGCTGGGCTGGGTGCGGGCGGTCGTTTTTTGTGAAGGGGTGAAGTCCATGCACTCAACTATCCGCATTCCCGTTGGTGCTGCCTATGGCGCCGATGAGGCTTTGCCCGACATGCCGCAGGCGCTGACGGTGGCCGATGCGATCTATCACACGGTGCATGGGTACCCTGGCGGGGTGGTGGCGTTGGCTGCGCGCATGGGTGTGTCGGCCAACACGCTGACGCACAAGGCGAACCCCAATAACGCCACGCACCATCTGCACCCGGCTGAGCTGGTAGCGATGCAGCAGCTGAGCGGCAATGTGGCGGTGTTGCACGCGATGGCGGCGGCCTTGGGCTACACGTGCACGCCTGCGCTGCCTGATCGCTCGGAGGGTGACCCGGTGGACGCGTTCATGCACCAGGCGGCTGCGCAGGGCAAGTATGTGGCGGCGGTGGCTGATGCCATGCTGGTGCCTGCCCCCAGCCGCAATGAGGTGAACCGGGTTGCCCGCATGGCTGAGGATTTGATTGACACGACCACGGCGCTGTTGTCGGTGTTGCGCGGGCGCATGCGCAAGGCGCCTGGGGGTGAGTCATGAAGCTGTCGGCTGAGATTCGCAACCAAAAGGAGTTGACCGACCTGCTGGGCAAGCTGGCGGGCGGTGAGCTGCGCAAGGCTTATGCCCTGGCGCTGAATGACACGGGCTTTATGGTGCGCGGCAAGCAGGTTGCGGCCTTGAATGGTGCTTTTGACCGGGTGACGCCTTTTGTGGGCCGGTCGCCCAAGGTGTTCAAGGCCACGGCTGAAAAGCTGGCGGTGAGCATTGCGCCCACGTTGCACACCGACCGTAGCGCCTTTGTGCGTGGCGGCAAGGTGGGGGTGGATCCGCAGGATGTGCTGCAGGCCCAGGAGCAGGGCGGCCGCCGCCGTGACAAGCGCAGTGAGGTGATTTTGCGCCGTGCGGGCATCTTGCCCAATGGCATGCAGACCAGCATTCCAAAGACGCCTTACCCGGGCAGCGATGACGGGCGGGGCAATTTGCGCGGGCCGTTTCTGGTGCAGCTCATCAGCTATCTGCAGGCGTTTGGCGAGCAGGGCTACCGGGCGAACATGACGGCGCGGCGTAAGCGCAACCTGCAGCGCGGCACAGCCAAGCAGGTGGGGCGCCGCTACTTCGTGAGCTATGGCCGCCTGCGTGGGCACCACCTGGCCGCTGGCATTTGGGCTGCATCGGGCACGCATGGTGTGGATGTGCGGCCTGTGGTGATGTTTGTGCGCGCTGGCACATATCAGCCGCGCATCGATATGGATCGGGTGGCGCGTGACGCTGGGGTGCAGGAGTACCTGGACAAGCGTGTGCGCTTTCGCGTGCGGGAGGCGGCGGGCGTATGAATACGTGCGAGTTTCTGCGCGAGGCCAATGCGATTGCCGACCAGCTGCGCGGCAAGGGTGCTGCATCTGCTGTGCGGCGCCGTGGTGCTGCCAGGGGCCCCAGCGCCCGCAATCTGGAGGTGTTGGCCTTCATGCGCGATTTCTTCTCAGCCAATGACCAGCTGCCGCCTGTGACGGCTATTTGCGCCCACTTTGGCTGGGCTGGCAATGCTGCGCACACCCACCTGGTGGCGCTGGCCCGGTTTGGCTTGATCGAAAAGAACACTGTGGGCCGCTGGCGTTTTGCGCGCCGCCCTGGTGTGAACAACTGAAAGGGGCTGGCTGTGAATCACTACCCGCACCACATTGGCGACTTCAACAACGCGACCCGGCATTTAACGTTCGTTGAACGGGCGTTGTACAGAGAACTACTCGACCTGTACTACGACACCGAGAAGCCGTTGAACAGCGACACGGAAAAGTTAGCGCGCCGCGTGCTGGCAAACACGCCTGAGCTGCGCGCTGCGTTGGGCGTGGTGCTGGAGGAGTTCTTTGTGCGCACGCCTGAGGGCTGGATCAATGCCCGCTGTGAGCGTGAGATTGAGAAGTATCGCGCCCAGGCTGAGCAGGCGTCACGCGCTGGTAAGGCGAGCGCTGCAGCCCGCAGGGCCGGTAAGGGTAAGGGTTCTGCTGCTGCGAAGGCTGCTGCGCCTGTGGTTGAGGCTGGTGGGTTTGAACAGGATGCAACGACCGTTGAACACCCGTTGAACGACCGTACCACCAACCAGAACCAGAACCAGAACCAGAACCATATTTGTTCTTCGAACAATCGTCATGCCGACGACGCGGTGGTGCCTGCATCGCACGGTGAGTGGATGCGTGTTTTCGATGAGGCGTTTGGCGTGGAGGTTGACCCGGCCAGCCTGCAGCACCGGCAGAAGTTCGTGCCGCTGGCGAAGGGTTGGATTGATGCGGGGGTGTCGGTGGGCCAGATGCGCGATGCGGTGGCCAAGGCCCGCAGCGAGGCGAAGGAGGGCATTGCCTACCTGCCGAGCTATGTGGATCGGGTGCTGGCTTCGATGAGCGCTGGCGCCGCTGTGGTTGCTGCTGCCCAAGCGGGTGAGAGTTTCGCAACGAAGGACTACGGAACGAAAGTGGTGGTGCTGTGATGACGACCGTTCAACAAGCGTTCAACAAAGGTTTGCCTGCTGTGCATCGCCCACCGCTGGAGCGTGAGGATGTGTGCGAGGTGCATGGCGCATTCACAGCGTTTTGCCACCTGGGCAATGTGTGGACTGGATGCCGCCAGTGCGCTGCGGCCGCGGAGGCGCGGCTGGTTGATCTGGAGGCCCGCAAGGAAAAGGAGCTGCGTGATGCTGAGTGGCAGCAGCGGCTGGGCCGGGCGGGTATCCCTGAGCGGTTCATGGTCAGCAGCTTTGGCAACTACGTGGTGGAGCATGAGCTGCAGCAGCAGGCGCTGGACGCGGCCATGGCGTATGCCAATGAGTGGGCGCAGGTGCGTGCGGTGGGCCGGGGTGCCATCTTCCTTGGCAATGTAGGCACGGGCAAGACGCACCTGGCTGTCTCCATCGGCAAGCACGTCATGCGCAAGCATGGGGCCTCGGTGCTGTTCGTGTCGGTGCAGCGGGCCATTCGGTCTATCAAGGACACATGGGCCCGTGGTAGTGCGGTGACTGAGGCGCAGGCTGTGGCTCTGCTGACATTCCCTGATCTGCTCATCCTCGACGAGGTGGGTGTGCAGCACGGCAGTGAGTACGAGCGGCAGGTGCTGTTTGATGTGTTGAACGAGCGCTATGAGACGCGCAAGCCCACGCTGTTCCTGTCGAACAAGACCCTCGATGAGTTCAAGGCGGTGATGGGTGAGCGCGTGATGGATCGCCTGCGTGAAGACGGCGCGCCGGTCGTGCCGTTCTGCTGGGCCAGCGCGCGGGGGAGGGCGCTGCGATGAGCGCGGTGCGCCCCGGTCGCGGGTCCTCCCTGGCTCTGTGCAGTGCGGGTAATTCGAGCCGCATTTGCAGACTGTTGCGCAACCCTCCTAAGGGGGTTAAGTGAAGATGGATGCTTGCATTAATGCTATGTTTTCAGTAGCGTTTAAGGGGGTGTCGTGAAGATCATTCCGGTACTCGATCAAACCGTTTCGCAGTCTGAATTCGCCCAGATGATTGGCGTGAGCGAGGCTCGCGTGAGTCAGTTGGTGTCGGAGGGTGTCATCACGCGGGGCGACACCGCTGCTGGCTGGCTGGTTGCTTACTGCGAGCGGCTACGTGACCAGGCGGCCGGGCGCCTGGGCGAAACCTATGGCCTCGACTTGGTGCAAGAGCGCGCCGCCCTGGCCCGTGAGCAGCGAGAAGGCCAAGCCATCAAGAACGCCGTGGCGCGGCGCGAGTACGCGCCCATCGGTCTGCTGGCTGATGTGCTGGGCCGCGCTGGCGGAGCGGTGGTGGATCGCTTCGACCAGCTGGAGGGCGCGCTGAAAAAGGCTTGCCCCGACCTGCCCGATGAAGCCAAGACCACAGTGCTGCGCGTGATCGCCGCAGCCCGCAATGAGTGGGTGCGCGAAACCGCCCAGCTGGTGGCTGAGTCGCTGGACGAAATGCTGGCCGCGGATGAAGGCGAGGGCGATGTGGTGGATGCGCTGGAGGATGCTCCCGAATGACAACGATGCCGCCCATCAGCCTGGAGACCGTTGAGGCCATCAAAGGCTCGGTGCGCCTGGGGCTGGAAAGCCTACGCGCTGAGCCGCCTCAACGCCTGGGCGACTGGGCGCAAGAGCATTTCAAACTGGCGGGCGAGAGCAGCCACCAAAAGGGCGCCTGGGTTGCGTGGGGTTTTCAGGTCGGGATCATGGACTTCATGAGCGACGACCAGATCGAAGAGCTGGACGTGATGAAGGCCAAGCGCGTGGGCTACACCAAGATGGTCACCGCCTTCGTTTGCTACAACATCGCCCACCGCCGCCGCAAGCAGGCGCTGTGGCAGCCCACCGACGACGACCGAGACAGCTACGTCAAAAGCGAAATCGACCCGCTGCTAGATCCGCAGACCGGCGTGCAGGCCATCAACAAGGCCCGCAAGCGCGGCAAGGCCAACGAAGAAACCATCAAGTTCAAGCCCTTCCGCGACTCGGTGCTGCACCTGCTGGGCGGCAAGGCTGCCCGGGCATACCGCCGCATCACGCTGGCCGTGTCCATCCTCGACGAAATCAGCAAGTTCGACCGCAGCATTGAAAAGGCGGGCCCACCCCGTGGCCTGGCGCGCGGCCGCCTGGAGGGCGCGCCATACCCCAAGCTGGTATGTGGCTCCACCCCGCTACTGAAAGGGCTGTGCCACATAGAAGACGCTGCCAACGAGGCTGAGGGCCTGGTGCGGTACCACATCGACTGCCCCCGCTGCGGCTTAGACCACCCCCTGGCCTGGGGTGGTAAGAACATGGCCCATGGCTTCAAGTGGGAGCGCGGCCGCCCTGAGACCGTGCGCCACGTCTGCCCCCACTGCCGTGCGTCCATCACCCAGGCTGACTACATGCCGGGCGGCACACCTCTGCAAGGCGCCTGGGTGTGCGAACGCACCAGCAAGCGCTACGGCATTGACCGCGTGTGGCGCGACAACAAGGGCATGCCCTGCAAGCCGCCCCGCACCCTGGCCGTGCATGTGTGGACGGCCTACAGCCCCCAGCGCAGTTGGGCAGACATTGTTGATGAGTTCGAGAAAGCCCTGCTCGCCTTGGAAAAAGGCGAAGTCGGCCCCATGCAACTGTTCGTCAACGAAACCCTGGGCGAAACCTGGGAGCTGGCCGGCGAGCGCACCGACGAACACGCCCTGCAAGCCAGGGCAGAGGACTATAAGCTCTGCACCGTGCCCGTCGGCGGCCTCTACCTCACCGCCGCCGTGGACGTGCAGCGCAACCGCTGGGAAGTCACCGTGTACGCCTGGGGGCGCGGCATGGAAAGCTGGGTGGTCGATGTGGTGGTGATCGAAGGCAACCCCGCCGTAGATGAGGAATGGGATGCCCTCACCCTGCAGCTGCAGCGCCGCTACGTGCAGGCCTGGCACGGCGGCAGCCTGGGCATCAGCGCCACCAGCATCGACTCATCCGACCAAACCCAGGCCGTTTACAACTGGGTGAGCAAAGTGCAGCACCTGCTGCCCAACGTGCGCGCTATCAAGGGCGACGGTGCAGAGGGCGTGCCCATCCTCGGCCCCAGCAGCTTTCAGGACATTGACTGGCGCGGCCGCAAGAAAAAGCACGGCGTCAAGCTCTGGCGCGTGGGTGTGGACACGGCCAAGGATCTGCTGCTTGGCCAGCTCGGCATTCTGGAGCCAGGCCCCGGCTATGTGCACTTCAGCAACGAACTGCCCCGCGAGTTCTACGAACAGCTCACCGCAGAGCAGCGCGTGCTGGCCAAGGTCAACGGCAAAGAGTCCTACCGCTGGATAAAGCGCCGCCCGCGCAACGAGCAGCTGGATAACCGCAACTACAACATTCACGCCGCCATGGCCCAGGGCCTGCACAAATACACCGACGCCCAATGGTCTCGCCTTGAGGCCCAGGTGCAACCGCCGGCCGACCTGTTTTCGCTTCCTGTGGCGCAGCCAATAAGCCCTATTAGCTATGAAAAAGATAGCGAAAAGGACGCGCAGACCGAGGTCGTATCACTGCCCCAGGTGCTGCCCAAGCCTGCAGCAAAGGCGCGCAAACCATTCACCCGCAACTGGTAAACCATGACGACAACACAAACCCAGCCCAAAGAACTGCAGCAGCTGCTTGAGGCGCACCCTGATCTTGTTGATCGCATCTTCGATTACCTGCTGGAGGAATTCCCCCAGCTCGCGGGCGATGCCGACCGGTTGAAAAAGGCAGAGGCGGCTGTGCGGGCTGAGTTTGCCGGTGCAGAGGTCTACCTGCAAAAGCGCAGCTCTAAAGACCTTGCGGCAGAGGTGCTGCGCTTGTTCAATGGCCGCAATGCCTCAGAGGTGGCGCGTCGGCTGGGCATTGGTCGTGCGACTGTTTATCGGTACATCAAGCAAACCGGGAGATAGTCTCAGTTTTTCCGAGAAATGAGACAGCCGGGTCGGTAGCGTGCTGGCATGAGCACGACCGACCTTCAAACGCGCCTTGCGCGCATCACCGCCGCCATTGATTCTGGTGAGCGCACAGTCACCACGTCTGATGGTGCATCTGTCACCTATCGAACCCTGGAAGAAATGCGCGAGGTGCAGCGCGGTCTCCAGGCGCAGCTGGCGCCCGCAGGCGTGCGCACGCGCCCCTTGGTGATCCGGGCCAGCTTTGGCACTTTGCGCGGAGGTTGATCGCCATGAGCAAGCAGCCTAAAAAGATCGCCCCAACCTGGCTGGATCGTGCTATCGGCTGGGTAAGCCCGCGCCAGGGCTTGCGACGCGCTCACGCGCGTGAGGCATTGGACCGTGCCTACGAAGGCGCAAGCCGCGCAGATGGTTGGAACCCGCGCCGTGCTGGCGCAAGCGCCAGAGCAGACCACCGGGCAGATGGGCGCGAGCTGCGCAACCGTGCCCGCACGCTGGCCAGCAACGTGCCCTACATCACTCAGGCTGTAGAGGTCATGGTCACCTGCACCATCGGCTCGGGCATTGTGCCCCGGTGGGTTGGAGATGTGGATGGGGTCACTGCTGCCCGCTGGGCGGCCTGGGTACCCTGTGCGGACTTTGATGGGCTGCTGGACTTCTACGGGTTGCAGGCAAAAGCATGGGGAACCATGAAAGTGGACGGCGAGGTGCTGGTGCGTCTGCGTGAGCGCCGGGTTGGGCTCGGCATCGTGCCCCTGCAGCTGCAATTGCTTGAAATCGATTGGTTGGATAGCCACCGTAACGAGGTGCGTGGATCCAATGAGGTGATCGATGGAATCGAGTTCAATGCGCGCGGCGAGCGGGTGGCGTACTACCTTTTTGACCGGCACCCTGGCGATGTTGGGCTGCAGACCGCGATGCGCGAAAGCCAGCGCGTGCCAGCTGAGGAGATCGTGCACCTGTTCAACCCAGCGCGGCCTGGGCAGCAAGCGGGTATCACTTCGCTGGCTCCTGTGATTGTCAAAACGCGCGACCTGCAGGTTTATGAAGACGCAGAGCAGGCGCGCAAGAATCTTGAAACCCGGTGGGGTGCAATTGGTGAGTGGGATGAGTCTCTGTTGGAAGGAGTCAAGCTGCCTGAGGGGGTTGCCAAGTCGGGTGCAGGGCCCGCAACTCTAGACCTGGGTGAGCTTGCAGGCGGCGGAATCATCGGCTTGCCCCCTGGCATGCGTAACCCCACTTTCGTCCAGCCAACGGCAGCGCCTGGCTACGTGGACTATGTGAAGCATCAGCAGAAGATGATCGCAGCCGGTACCGGTGTGCCTTATGAGTTCATGACGGGCGACCTGTCTGAGGTCAACTTTTCCAGTTCGCGCGTGCGTACCAACCAGTACCGCCGCAGCGTGGAGCGTGAGCAGTGGACGTTGTTCGTCCCCATCTTCTGCAACCGCATCGCAGCGCGATGGATGGAGCTGCAGAGCCTGGTCCCTGGGCGTGTGGTCGAAGGCGTGCGGCCTGACTGGACAACCCCGAAGTGGGCCAGTGTGAACCCTGCCCAGGACGTGGCCGCCGACCTGGCCGAAATCAAAGGCGGGCTGTGCTCCATCAGCGAGAAGATTCGCCAGCGCGGCTACGACCCTGAGCTGGTTTTTTCTGAACTGCGCAGCGACCTTGAGCGCTTGAACAATGACGGCACGCTGCCCCTTCTGGCGGCGTTGCTTGGCGCTGCCAACCCCCTCGACCTGCTGGCCAGCCTGGGCAAAGCGCAGTCGGAGGATGGACGCTCCAAATAGTCTCATTTTTTCCGAGAAATGAGACGGCAAACCCGGAAAACTGCGCGCATGCCTCAAGCCGCAAACCAACCTCAAGACCAACAGCGCAACGTACGCGACCTGCCTGTGCAGGTTCGCGCTGCCACGCTGGAGCCATCCACCTACAACGAAGCCGACAACACGGTGGAAATTGTCTGGACGCAGGGCGCATCAGTGCGCCGCTACGACTGGTGGGAAGGCAAGCCCTACGACGAATCGCTGGACGTGACCACCGAGGCGGTGGATATGACCCGTTTTGAAGCGGGTACCGTTCAAGTGCTCGATGGTCACCGCGTTGGCGCTGGTGTCAACGCCATCTTGGGCATTGCGGTGCGTGGCTGGATTGCCGATGGCGAAGGCCGGGCGGTCATTCGGCTCAGCCAGCGCCCCGAAGTGGCCGGCATCGTTGCCGACATTCGCGCGGGTGTCATCCGTGCCATCAGTTTTGGTTACAGCGTGCAGCAGTACGCCATCACCCCAGGTGCGCAGCGCACCGATGGCGGCACCGTGGATTTGTACCGCGCTGTGCGCTGGACGCCTCAGGAAATCTCTTTTGTGACCGTTCCCGCCGATGCTGGCGCTGGCACACGGTCTGCACCCCAAGCATCGCAAGAGCAGGGCACCCAGCAGGGTGGACTGCCATGCGAATTCGTCCGGGCAGCCGCCCAATCACCCGCAACTCAGGAGCAAAGCATGCCCCAAATCAACACGCAGGGCGCGAGCGGCACCGCCGGCGCCCAGCCAACCACTGAAAACCGCGCAGCACCCGTTGCGCCTGCAGCACCTGTAGTCAGCCAGACAGCGCCTGCAGCCGATGGCGTACGCGCTGCGGAAATCGTGGAGCTGTGCCAGCGCCACGGCTTTGCAGACTTGTCTGCAGACTTGCTGCGCAGCAACTCCACCATTGAGCAGGCCCGTGCCGCCATCCTCGACCGCATGGACACCCGCGACCAGCAGCGCCGTGGCGGCGGTAATGTCAGCGTGCAAACCGTGGCCGATGAGCACGACACCCGGATGCGCGGCATGGAAGAGGCCATCCTGAACCGCATGGATCCCCGTGCACAGCTCACCGACAATGGGCGCCGCTTCCGGGGTATGTCCCTCACTGAAATGGCGCGTGAAGCGCTGCAGGGCCTGGGTGTGAACACCCGTGGCATGACCCGCAATGACCTGGCCACGGCGGCATTCCGTACCCGTGCCGCTGGCTACCACACCACGGGCGATTTCCCTTCGCTGCTGGGTGGTGTGGGTTCGCGCCGCCTGCGCGCTGCCTATGAGTCGTCGCCCAGCACCTACCAGCTGTGGGCGCGCCGTGCTGCCAATCTGCAGGACTTCCGCATCACCAACGTCTTGGGTGTCGGTGGCGCGCCAGAGCTGAAGAAGCTCAATGAAGCTGGCGAGTACACCTACGGCACCATCAGCGAAGACGCTACCGGCTACCGCGCATTCAGCTACGGCCGCGCCATCGCCATGACGCGCCAGCTGTTCGTGAATGACGATCTGAATGCGTTTGATCGCCTGCTGACCCGCTTTGGCGAGTCTGCCCGCCGTCTGGAAAACCGCTTGGTCTACGACCAAATCACCGGCAACCCGGCCATGCAAGACGGCAAAGCGCTGTTCCATGCTGACCACGGCAACCTGCTCGCAGCGACCAGCACCCTCACGCTGGACAACATGGGCAAGCTGCGCACGCAAATGCGCAAGCAAAAGGACTTTGACGGTAAGACGCAGCTCAACCTGGCGCCCGCTTACCTAATCGTGCCGTCCGAGCTGGAGCAAACCGCCTACGCCTTCACCAGCAGCAACTACACGCCAGCCAAGCTGACTGACGTGAACGAATTCCGCCAAGGCGGCCGCACAGCGGTGGAGCCCATCGTGGAGCCCATCCTGGATGAGGTCAGCACCGCCGCCTGGTACATGGCTGCCCGCTCCGGCCAGATCGACACCGTGGAGTACGCCTACGTGGACGGCTCCGAAGGTGTGCGCACTGAAACCTTTGCCAGCGAAGACATCGATGGCGTGAAGGTGCGCGCCACTCTGGACTTCGCCGCCAAGGTCATCGACTGGCGCGGCCTGCAAAAGGCCAACGGCGCAGCCTGATAGGCGCAGGTACCGGCCAGCAACCCTGCTGGCTGGTGCGTCCATTCAACTCATCGGAGTAATTGCAAATGAAAAACTTTGTTCAGTCGGGCGGCGTCCTGTCTGTTGCAGCCGCTGCGGCTGCTGTGGCCTCTGGCCAGGTGGTGGTGGTCGGCTCTCTCATTGGCGTGGCCGCAGGCCCTGCTGCCATCGGTCAGCCGTTTGAAGCCAATTTGGAGGGCGTCTACGAAGTGCCCAAGGCTGCAGGCTCTGCCTGGACGCAAGGCCAGACCCTCATGTGGGATGCATCTGCTGGCGCGTTCGCTCCTGTGGCTACTGCCGCATCGGGCGACGTGAACGGCGCTGGCACATCGGCCTGGGCAGCTGCGGCTTCTGCCGACACCAAGGGCCTTGTGCGCTTCGCTGGCGTTCCCGGAACGGTCACCGCCTGATCGCCATGAGCCTGCTGACAGCAGCCGCTGATCGCCATGCCCGCGTGCGAAGCGCATTGGAGCGCCACCACGCAAACATGGCGGCCACCTACGAGGGCGGCGAGCCCTTCGGGGTGCTGCTGGGTCGTGAGGGCGTTGAGCCCTTCGGTGCCCAGGCGGCCAGCTCGGCGGCCATCACGGCTTCGTTTTCTGTGGCGCACACGCCTGGCCTGGTTGAGGGCTCTGAGCTGGTGCTGGGTGGCGTAGTCCATCTGGTGTCCGGCCTGGTGCAGCCCGATGAATCCGGCTGGGTCACGGTCTCTGTCTATCCAAAGCCCTGAGCATGTTCGCACTCAACGCCCCCATCAAAGCCCGCCTGCAATCGCTGCCAGCCCTTGCGGGTTGGACGGTTCGCACCAGCACCGAGCTGGTAGACCGCGCCACGCTGCCTGCGGTGGATGTGCGCTTGCCTGGTGGTGGTGTGGCGGGCGCGCGCAGCGGCGCTGTCATGGTGCAGCCCGGCTGGTCATTGGTGCTGGCCGTTCGCCGCAGTGCCACGGCCGCTAATGAGCTGGAGGCCGCCTTTGCTGCCGTCATCGCAGCCATGCACGGCTGGGCGCCAGGCCAGCACGCCGGGCGCGGCTGGGAGCCTTTGCAGCTTGCCGCCGTGGCCGATGCCGTGTTTGCTGAAGACGGCCTGGCCGGTGTTGAGCTCACGTTTTCCACACAGGCCCTGTACCGGGGCCAAGAGTAATCAATTTTTGGAGGCCTTATGCCTATTCAGCACGTCAAAAGCGAGTACCTCATCCCACGCGGCAAGGTGTATTTTGATCCGTTCGACGCCAATGAGCAGCTTACGGGCGAGTTCCCCTTGGGCAACTGCCCAGGCCTGAGCCTGACCATCAACACCGAGAAGACCGACCACTTCTCCAGCGAAACCGGCCTGCGCCAAAAAGATGGCTCCTGGGTTATTCAGGTAGACCGCACCGGCACGCTGCAGTGCGACAACTTCAGCCCCAGCAACGCGGCGCTGTGGCTGTCTGGTGTGCTTGAGAAGAAGACCCAGGCCGCCACACCCGTCACTGGCGAACTGCGCACCGTCATTCAGGGCCGCCAGTACCAGCTGGGCGCCACGGCGGCCAACCCGCTGGGCGTGCGCAACGTCACGGCCATCACCGTCAAAAACTCGGGCGGCACCACCACTTATGTGGCAGGCACTGACTACAACGTAGACACCGAAACCGGCCGGGTGCAAATCATCGAAGGCGGCGGCATTGCCACCGGCTCCGAGGTGCAGTTTGGCTACACGCCCGTGGCTGCATCGTTCGAGTCCGTGAAGTCGGGCGGCAAGTCTGAGCTGCAGGGCGCGCTGCGCGTGGTGTCTGACAACGCAACGGGCGGCAACCGCGACTGGTACCTGCCCAAGGTCACGCTCACCCCCAGTGGTGACCTGCCCCTCGTTGCTGAGGGCACCGATGTGGTTTCCATGGAATTCGGCGTGGAAGCCCTCAAGCCCGCCAACGGTGAAGCCATCTACTGCGACGGCCGCCCTGTAGTCGTCTAACCCACCCCAATCCACAGCGCCCCGGCGCTGTGCGGCTCCTACTGCCGCTGTGAAAACGGCGCCAGTCGAAGCCGCTGCATTGTCCAAACCCGGCCAAAACGCCCGCACCAAAGCCCACGCACCATGGCATTCAAGCCCATTGAAATTCTGATCAATGCCAAGGACAACGCCTCGGCAGTGTTCGGCAGCCTGCAGACCAAGGTGGTGGCAGTGGGCGCGGCCATCGCCACTTACTTCGGCATCAACGCCTTTGTGGGCGTGGTGAAGGGTGCGGCAGATCTTGAAACGGCCCTCAGCCGCGTGCAGGCTGCCACCGGCGCCAGTGCCGACGAAATGGCGGCCCTGCGCGCTGCGGCTGAAGACGCCGGCGCCACCACCAAGTTCACCAGCACCGAAGCCGCAGGCGCTTTAGAAAACCTGGCTAAAGCCGGGCTGAACAGCAAAGACGCCATTGCCACCTTGCCCGCTGTGCTGGCCCTGGCCCAGGCGGGTGACATTGAACTGGCCACCGCCAGCGAATACGTCACCAAGGCCGTCATGGGCATGGGCCTGGCGTTCACCGATGCTGGGCGCGTGGCCGATGTGCTGGCAAAGGGTGCCAACGCCACCAACACCAGCGTGGAAGGCCTGGCTCAGGCGCTGAGCTATGCCGCCCCCGTGGCCAACAGCCTGGGCCTGAGCCTTGAGACCACCGTGGCCATCATCGGCAAGTTTGCTGATGCGGGCATTGACGCCAGCCGGGCCGGTACCGCGCTCAATTCCATCCTGAGCCAGTTCGCAGACCCGGCCAGCAAGTTCCGCAACGAACTGGCCGCCGCAGGCATCACCACCAACAACTTTGAAAAGGCTCTGCATGAACTGGCCGCCGCTGGCCCGGCTGGCAGCAAGGCCATCCTGGCGGTGGGTACCGAGGCGGGGCCCGCCTTGCGTGCGCTGCTCAACCAGGGCATGGGCGCGCTGGGTGACCTGACCACCCAGCTCAAGAATGCCCAGGGCAGCGCCGCCGCCACCGCTGAGGTGATGCAAAACAACCTCAACGGCTCGCTCAACGGCTTGAGCAGCGCGTGGGACACCCTCAAGAATGCCCTGGGCACGCCTGTGCTGCCGGTGCTGAAAGATGGCGTTGACCAGCTGGCAGGTGCCTTGCGTAGTGCGGTGGCCGATGGCACGGTGGGCAAGTTTGGCGAAGCCATTGCGGCAGCTTTCCAGGCTGGCATCAAGTGGGTGCGCGAGTTCCTGGCCACGGTTGACTTCAACAAGGTGATGGAAAACCTGCGGGGCTTTGCCGACCGCACAGGCGAGACCTTCACGCAGATTGGCGTCTACGCCACCAATGCAGGCAACACGGTGCAGCTCGCCTATGGCGTGATGAGTGCCGGGGTGAATGCCGTGCTCACGGCCATTTACGGCATCGGCAGCGTTTTTGCGGAGGTGGCCGCCAAGGTGATGGAAGGCGTTGCGCTGCTGCGCGAAGGCCTGGCTGCGGTGACGTTTGGCGAACTGTCCAAATCGTTCGCCTTGGCTGCAGAAGACGCGCGCAGCGGTGCGCAGGCCTTTGGTGAGGCTGCGCAGGCCATGCGCGACAAGGCGTCAGAATCGCTGGGTGACATGGCTGATAGCGCCCAAATGGCGCGCGATGGGTTTGATGGCCTGGCGCGTTCTATTCAGACCGGCAGCAAGGCAGCTGCCGATGCGCAGGCCAGCATCTCGGCCATGGCCCGTGAGATTGAGGCCACGGGCAAGGCGGCAGCTGAAGCCAAGGCCAAGGTGGAAGCCAAGGCCCAGGCAGACCAGGCGGCAAAGACAGCGGCTGCTGAGCACGCCGACTCGGTGCGCAAGCTGCGCGAAGAGTACGCCAGCCTGGTGCAAAACGGCGACCTGCAGGGCGCGGCTGAAAAGCTCCAGCACCTCAACAAGGCCATGGCGCAGACCAGCCAAAGCGCCCAGGACATGGCCGACCAGGTGGCCGCCGCCTTCCAGCGTTTGGGTGTCACCAGCAGTGCAGACCTGACGCGCCAGGCTGAAAACGCCAAGCGCGACTACCAAACTATCAAAGACTCTGGCAAGGCCACGGCTGAAGACTTATCAGCCGCTTTCAAAAAAGCGGCAGACGATGCCATTGCCGCAAACAAAGGCATCGCCCCCTCATGGGTTGCGGCTGAGGCTTCCACCCGTGGCTACAAGGTGCAGGTGGATGAGGCGGGCAAGGCCACGCTGGAGGCTACCAAAAACGCCAAGGCCGGTTTGGATGATGTAGCCGCAGGCCATCGCAGTGCAGGCGCTGCAGCGCGTGAACAGTTGTCCTCCGTGCAAGCCCTCGGCAGCGCCTATACAGACGCGGCCGCAAAGGCCATGGCCGCGCAGGGGCAGTTTCTGGCGGCCGCCCAGGCTCAAAAGAATGCCGACACCTCGGCCAGCAGCATCACCAATCGCAAGCCCAGCGAGCAGCAATTTGTCTGGACTCGCTCGGCCATCATCGACTACTTGACCCAGGCGGGCCTGGAAGATGTGGTTGCCGAGGAGCTGTCAAAACAGTTCCTGAACGCGCAGGGCGGGGTGGACTACGAGGCCAGCAGCGCTCAAAAGCGCTGGGCCGGCAAGTACGGCACCCTGGCCGAGGCTCTCGGCAAGGTGGCCGAATACTCCAAGTATGACGACGCCGGCAAGATCCAGGCGCAGGACATTGTGGATCGTGCCAAGCGCGACAAGGAAATCCGCGACCGCCAGCGCAACCCCAACGCCCCGGCCCCATCGCCCACCCCTGCGCCAGCGCCTGGCCCTGGTACCGGCACGGGTGGCAACACCTACATCAACAACATCACCATCAATGGCGTAGGTGACTGGGGCATGGTGCGCGGCCAAACCCGCCACACCGATGCGGACAGTGCGAAGACAGAGATTGATCTGCTGCGCTCACTCGCCCAGGCCAGAGGGGCGGCCATCCAATGACGACACACCACACCCTTGGCAGCGTTGCCGTGCCGCGCGGCATGGTTTGGGTCGATGAATTCGACTGGGTGCCCGTAGAGCGGGCCGTCACCTACAGCCTGACCGGCGCATTGCTGGTGGACGTGGCGCCACGTCTTGCTGGCCGTCCCATTACCCTCGCGGGTGAGGTGGATGCCGGTTGGCTGGGGCGTGGCGTGGTGGCCCAGTTGTACGCACTGGCTGGCTCCACCAGTGCGACCCACACGCTCACCCTGGCCGATGGCCGCGCCTTCACGGTGATGTTTGCGCCCGACTCGCCCTTTGAGGCCAAGCCCGTGGGCCGCCCCGAGCTGCCCACCGCCACCAATCCCTATTACGCAACCCTGCGGTTGATCGAGGTTTAAGCAATGACCATTTTCGAAGGCGACATCAAGCTGCTGGCCAGCCGCGTCATGGACGATGTGCCCGAAGGCGGCGGCGGCCCCACCGGTACCGTCATCCCCTACGGCGGCAGCAATGCAGTGTTTGGCGATGTGACCGAAACCGCCCGCGCTGGCGGCAATGTGTCCATTCGCCAGGTGCACATGGGCGTGCTCACACCCACCACCGACGCACTCATGGGCGCGAACGTCATCCTCTCGCGCCTGCCCACTGATCCCAATGTGTCGGTCAGCCTGGCCAAGTGCAACCTGTTCGCCCGCC